CTCCCCTCTCTCTCTCGCCGTTAAACCGTCTGGGCATAGGCCTCGCTCAACTTACTGAGATTCAAGACATAATTGGCCGAGTGTGCCAGGTTCGCTTCGTCCATGTCACGTAACGTGGAACGCACATTCTCAATCATCTCCAAGATCTTGCTATAGGAGTCTATCAATACCGGACCGTTGGACTGTTCAAAATCGGACCGGTAATCCTTCTCAATGAAAAACGTAATGTCGCCCGCCTCCAGTTGTTCGCGATAAGGGTCGTAGACATATGTCTTCCAGAACTTGATGATGATGGTGGGGTTGCCCCGGCGCAGCAACTCAAATTTGTCGTTGGCATATTTTATCTCCTTGTTCTCTGGGTAGGCGGTCATGATGTCCCCCAAAAAATCAAAAAACAGCGTATTGAACGATTTTAACAAAGTACTTTTCATGGTCGTCATGGTGTTCTCCGGCTTTTGCACTAGATGTACAATACACCTATTTCATCTTTATGTTTTTTACGGGCCGGCTTATTCATACCTGCACGGTTTTCGGCAAGAGGGCGTCGACGTCCAGACAACGAAATACCTCTTCGGGCGTCAGTTTGTCTAAATATTCCTGGACCATGTGGAGAGTCGCCCCCTGCCCCCCGAAGGGGCACCGGGGTAATGCCACATAATGATGCAGGTATTGGATATGTGGCAAATATCGCGGGGCAATGGGTTCGTCGGACCCCTCCACGTACTTGGTGACGTAGGACGCATGCAGGTTGATGATGAATCCTACATAATCCTGACGGAATAGGTCAAACACTGACTGATACTGTGGGAAATGCTGGAGAAACTCGGTCGTCTTTTTCGTGTAGTGCAGGCACAGGTATTGGAAGAACAAGACCGGGTGGTTCCGCCGTAGCCGCCGCAGCTCTTCATATAAGGCGCTTTCTACTTTGGTTTGCAGTCCGGTCACACGGTCAGTCAACATGACCCCCGCCCCCACGTCCTCCAACCGGGAATGAATGGACCGGTACGGACGCAGAAATGTCTGGTAAGAGAGCGGGTCAGTCAACATGGCGGGGAAAAACAGCCCCGGGGCGCTGTGGAATTCCTCCCATGTTCGGAATACCATCGGGTCTATCGCCTGCATGGTGACCGACGTTGCCGAACGCTGGAACCGTCTTTTTTGGTAGACGGCGACCAGTGCTATCCGCGGTACCGTGATGTGGAAGACCAACGGATTATGAGGGTGCTGTAGGACAAAACAGTAACAGTACCGTTTGGACCATTTCCACGAGGAGACTAAGGACGTCAGGAAATCACTGAGGAGGGCGGGGGGCGGCAACGGCGTCGCGGGTCCGACCAGCGCATCCAGAAACATACGCAAATACGTGGTCGGACCGGCAAAACCTCCCACCGGGTGGTCCTTGTCCCGGGCATGGTTCGGGTCGGCGTCTTCCATCTGGTAATTGCGGTAATAGGTGTAGTCGCCGCCCACTGCCTCTTGCGTGGAAATTTCCCATCGGTCCGCACGTCGGTCAAACCACAAATTAACGGCGGTCCCCTCTATCCTCTCGGACACGATGATGCGGGAAACATCCAGGAGCGGTCTTGTACGTGGCTGTCCAGCGGGCACCACGCGTTGAATGAAATCGCTCAACGACACTGTGGCCGGCGACGAAAACCCATACACTTCCCCGGTCTCGGCATCCGTCACGACCGACGCATAGGGGGTTTCCTCGGCGGTCACGGCAACACCAGGCGCATGATGCAGAACCCGGTAGCTATTGTAGGGGGTCCGACACATGCGGGTACGGATGTTGGCCGGGAGAGGCGCCGGCCCCCAATTTAGACGGTACTGAGGCGGTCTCGCGCATCCGGAATCGGTTCGCGGATTGGTAGGAGTTTGGACCATCGGAATAATAAAAGCAAACGTGCGGCTACCTAGTTGTACGGCCCAATCTTTACGCCATTTTGCCTTGGTCACGGCCATGGCCACCCACACACCCACACAAAATTGATTCGTTGTTCTTCCTCCTGGTCATCTTCCTAAAGAGTGTATAGGATCACCCCGACCACATGGTAATGAAACCCCCGATCAAATGGGTCGGCGGCAAGACGCAAATCTTGGACCGTGTATTGGCCCATTTTCCGCGCGAAATACGCAATTATCACGAGCCGTTCTTAGGCGGAGGCGCCGTACTTCTGGGCATGCTAGAAGCCGTTCACGCCGGACAGATACGTGTAACTGGTCATATCTACGCTTACGACACGAACCCCCATTTAATTGTCATGTACCGTCATCTTCAAGATTCGGCGACTCGCGAGATAGTGATACAGGCTTTGGAACAGTTGACGCAGGAACATGCGCAATGTCCTCGGGAAGGTCCGGTCCAACGTCAGCCGGCCACCTTGGAAGAGGCCCGACTATCCCGCGAAAACCATTATTACTGGGTCCGGGCGCTATTCAATGCGGCCCTTCAGCCCGATGCGGCGACGCCGCCCGACCCCCGAGTCTCGGCGTACTTTATCTTCCTCAACAAAACCGGGTTCCGGGGACTGTACCGGATGGGCCCACGCGGGTTCAATGTACCCTACGGTAACTACGCCTCCCCCACGGTATATTGCCCTGCCCATCTCCGGCAACTGGGGGCACTTTTGGCCGGCGTCCGGTTCATGTGTGCCGATTTCCGGTCCACGATTCCCCTCGTGGACGCCGGGGACTTTGTCTACATGGATCCGCCGTACGTCCCGGAACAGACCACGTCGTTCGTGGGGTACAATCACGGGGGATTCCCTTACCACGCCGAACTGGTAGCTCTGTGCCGCACCATGACCGAGCGCGGGATAGAATGGGTCATGAACAATTCCGATGTTCCGTGGGTGCATGAACAGTACGCTGGGTATCCGATAGAAGTCTTGGTATGCAAGCGCACCATCCACTCTAGGAATCCGGGAGCCATGACGAACGAAGTGGTCATCGTTTCCCGACGGTGAATACGTACGTAAAACATCTCACCATACTAGTAGTTACACCTCTATGAGCGAAAAAGATGTAGCATCTGGGCGACCGACGCCTACTCCAGGGTCGCCCTCGGAATCTCAGTTTTTGCATTACGGTGATATCATTCAGGTATTTACCAAGCCTCCAACCTCGGACACGGCAGAACCAAGTCCCAGTACCGTGAAATTAGACATGAACGAACGCACCTTTCTGGTGGATTACATTGACGACGACCATTTACGTTTGGTGGATACCACCACGTTGGACGCGGTGGTGCTGCGCCTGGATGACAACGGGCATCTTCAAGAACCGTCTTCTATTCAGCGGATAGATTTGCTCACGCGGGCCAAAGAGCCGGGGTACGCCCGTCAAAAGGGTCTTCTCCCGGAACAGTGGGTGGATATTTTTTTCGTGGGTATCACAGACCCGCTTACAGGTAAAATCACCCATTTAGAAGAAGACCAGATAGAAGTCACTTTGCATCCGTCCCAAGAGATCATATACATTGATTTTAGCTATCGGGGGCTTCCGGAGGATTTGCATATTGAGAAGTTTGTGTTGCGGTCGGCGCCTTCGGGGTCGCAGCGCCTCCGTCGCGCCGAGGCCGAGACCGAGGGGGAAGAAGACCAAGGCAGCGGCGAAGAAGGCTCGGCCGCGGCCACCCCCTCCATAGAGTACACCCCCGACAATGAGGTGATGCTGTTTCTCCCCGAATCCATTGAGTACGACGTTCCCCTGGACCAGACGCTCCAAGAGGAGTATTTGGAGGCGGACGAACTGTTCTTTGGCAAGGACCGCAATGTCGTGGAGCAGTACGTGGAACAGGAGCAATATGAGATGGTGTTCAATATTGAGACCCAGTTGACCAGTCTGATGAATGAACTGCTGGCCGAGATCCCCAACGCCCAGCGCAGTCTGGAAGTGACCCAGGGCATTCATCGCCTGTTGGACCGGTTCCGGGAGTTGCGTGAGGCGTATTCGTTGGTGGACCCCTATACGCATCATATTCAAGGGGTGCGCGTCCGGGGAACGCGGTACAAACCCCTCTTGGAACACGTCTTGCTACCTGAAACGGTGCCCCTCGCGTGGTTGATGCCCGTGACGCAGACCCGGCGCAACATGTATTACCTGGCCGACGAATCGGCGAGCGATTTCACCGAGCCGGGGGATACGGTGCTCTTGCCTCTGGACGTGGAACCGTTGGCGGACGCCTTTCGGGATTATAAGAACGATGCCATGCACGGGGTGGTCAATCCGTACCGGCACTGGATGGAGACCCTGGACCCCTATTTCCATCCGGTCTCTGACGCCCCCCTCACCACCTACGACGACATGGTGCCGCGCAAATCGGTGCTCACCGTCTTCACGGTCGCCAATGACCGGTGGGAGTCGGTCGTGGACAATGCCGTCTACGGCCGTGAATTTTCGGCGTCGGCGGCGGCCTCCCAGGCTAAATATACGTCGCTGAAACCAACGTCCTTCTTGGTACAACGTTTTAGTGACGCGGCCACCTACATGGAGCGTTCAGAGGACAACCGCCGCGTCTTCCATCCCCGGCGTATGGGCCATGGGGAACCGATGGCGGTCCAGTCGTGGCTCACGTTGCCGGCGTCGGTGGCCCAGTTTTCGCGTGTGCATCTGCCTGCCCTGGACATCATGCATCGCACCTTGTGGGGCAGCAGTTATTGGCTTAAATTCCGGTCCTTGGGTCGGTCCGGGGGGGTCACGACCTTTGTCGTGGATGACCTGGATGCCGACTACTTTTCCACGCTGGCCCCGCGTAAAGCGGCGGAACGACGCGGTGCCAAGGCGGCGGAACGACGCGATGCCAAGGCGGCGGAACGACGCGATGCCAAGGATCGCTCTGCCAAGACGGGGATTCTGACCAAGAATTTCATGCGCGGAATGCAAAATTACACCCTGGACCCGAGCCTCATGGAAGAGACGCCCCTCACCCAAGACATGTATAGGGGCTTCCTGAATACCATCTTTCCCGCCACCTTTGATCTGGTGGAATTGGTGCAAACCTCTTGGTCCGCGTTTGAAGGGCTCAATGTCCGTGATTTCTTGGCGGCCCTGGAACCGTTTGCGGTGACCATGGATTCTCTTCCTTATCCTGCTTTCAACCGCATCCGGTACTTCATGGGGAAACGCGCCCAGGCCTACAAAGAGCAGTTTTACGCGCGCAAAGAGGGGTACCGCAAACTGGAACAAAAATATGAGCGGCTGTTCCCGCCGTCGCATGTGACCCACATGATGGAACATAATCTGGCGCGGCAACTCCTGGACAAAGGGACTCTTTACGAAATTTTCTTGGACGCTTACCGCCTGTTTAAGCTGCACGCGGACCGTCCGTGGATGCCCACCTCGGCCGCGGAGGTCATCCAAGAATTCACCCAACGGGACTACGGGGTACTGTTCACGCTGCTCATGCGCAATGCTACGCTTCATCATGTGGTGGCCGACGCGTTTCTCAAGGCGGCCGCGGCCCCCGACGACGCGGACGACGGCCTGGAAGACGAGGGGACCAAGGTACCCACTAAAAATGGGAAATGCAGCCGGTATTTCCTGACCAAGCGGTACACGTCGCTCGCCGATTTGCAAAAGGACAATTACCAAGACGACGTCTTCTACGACCCCGAGTTTGACGATACCCCCTATTCCCTTTTGAACGAATACAAGGCGGATATGCCGACCACGGACAAGGAGGACGGGCAGAAAAGCCAGGCCATGCGCGAATTCCTGGATTTACTCACCATCAGTTTGACCCAGAAACACGGCATTGCCAAGGAGGCCGCGGGTGAACTGGCCCAGACGTTGGTTGCCAAGAAGAAACGCGTGAAAGAGGGGGAGTATGCCATGTTGGACGTGGTTGCCAAGAAGGACAGCGAGACCGAAGGCGCCCAGCCGGACCGGGAATTCTACCGTCGCGTCAAGAACAAATGGGTCCGGGACACGTCGGTCCTGGAGGAATCCTTTGCCGATTTGTCGTATTTGATCCAGGCCGCGTTCCCGACCGGGGCATCCAAGAAGACAGTTGGGTCAAGCGCCGCCAAACAGTTCAACCAAGCTTGGTGCGACGCCCAGCCGATGTGCTTCAAGAACCCGCGTCTGGCTACCTGCGACCCCTTTGCTTCCGCTGAACGCCGCATCCAGCAGATGCGGCAACAGGTCGCCGTCCAAGAAATGGCCTCGCGCCTGGAAATGTCCCAAGAAGACATGGCCCAACGGATGGAAACCTGGGTCCTGCAAGCGTCGCGGCTCTTGGTCGCGAAAGAGCGGCTACGTACCGTCATGGAACAGAAATACAGCCGCTTGGCCCATGCTTTGGGGGCCCAGATGGCCCGGGCCCGCGCCGAAGCCCCCGCACCACCGGTATCACCTTATATCAAGTTGCGCGACGACATCTTGGGTCAGTCCGATTTCGCGAAACGCCAACACGACTTGGTCCGGTTTTTCCAGACGGGGGCGCTGCGCCGGGCCATGACGGAAGAATTGGGCGAGGATGCCCACTGGCTCTACTGTACCCAGACGAATACCAAACTGCTGCCGGCGTTTTTCCATGACCTGGCCAAGGAGTACGTGACCCAGGGGGAACCGGGGTACCAAGCCCGTCTGGAGCAACTCACGCAGTTTCAAATGTTGAGCGACGACGGTGACGCCATCGTGGACAAGCACAGTGGGTACATCCTTACCAAGATAGAATGGGTCAACGAAGAACTCTACGATGAACACGGTTTCCGCATCAAGACGGCCAGTGCTTTGGTCATTCCTCCCGAGGAAAGTGGGGGCGCCGCCACCGCGGACCCGTGGTCCACTCCGGACAAGGGGGCCGCGCCCGCTACTGGCGTGACCGCGGCCGAGACCGAACTGCATCAGATGGTCAAGAATGTTTACCACACGTTTTACCAAGCCATGGAGCTCCCCCCCGCCACTGAATCCCAAAACGACCTCCGTGGGTTCGTGTTGCGCACCGTCTTGGAACTTCACGCCGTCTTGATGAAACCCCGGGACGAGTTCATCCGCGACCTGTCCTTGCGCAGCAACGAACCCGCGGCCAAGCTCGCCGCCAAATACAAAACCTATGAACATCAGTATGTGATCATTTTGACGATGGCTGCGCTGTTGGTCGGGATACAAACGTCCTTGCCCCCGATACGTACCAAGAAAACGGTGCCGGGGTGCGTCAAGTCGTTTACTGGGTATCCCTTGACGGAATCCACCGAGGACCAGAGTGGGATCCTATACTTGGTTTGCATTCTGCAACTGGTCAAGAGTTCGGTGCCGCCATGGAACAGCGTCAAGAACATTAAAAAGGAGGCCATCCAAGAGATGCTGCGCAAGACCCTGGAGCGCATCTTGGAAACCCGCAAGGATGTATATGATCTCTACCAGCGTCAGCTCACCTACCGTGCGGAACATCCCGATGAATTCGTCATTCCGGAACGTTACCAATTGGAAACATGGCGCCACCTGTTACCACCCATCGTGGAGATTGGGGTCCTGGACCGACTCCCGGTCCCGGGGGGGCCCTCTCCCTCCGAGAACCCTCTGATACTGCAATCGCAGGCCATTCGCTACGGCTACGGGGTGGTGGAGGCGATTCATCGGGTGGTGCGCAGCAAGGAGGTGCTGCTCAAAACGTCGGTGGGGGTGCCCTTCATCCAAAACGCGTGCTGCAATGATACGGCGGCACAAGAGACGACCCTGCAGTACTTTATGCGTGAATCGCCCGTCTTGGTGGCCTTTTTGCGGAACATGGAACAGTACCAAAAACGGCTGGACCACATGCGCCGGCGCACCCTTGCGCCCATGTACTTGTTCAGCGACGACACCCGCTTGGTGCGTCCGGAGGTGACGTCGGGCCCCGCCGAAGAGCTCATCTACGCGGCGTTTATCCATTTTTGCCAATTTGACCGGTTGGACCAAGACATCCCGGAGTACCTGTTGCCCGTGTGTGCGACCAAGCCGGCGTCCGAGAGGTACGCGCACCGTGGTACGCTGGCCGAAAAAATACAGGCGCTGAAACAGATGGGGCGCAAGTACAGCTGGGAAGACTACGACCATTTGATACGCCGGGTCAACGTGGCGCGGCGGGTGCATGTGGACATCCAGTTCACGCCTCCCACGGCGGTCAAGGTCCTGACCGAATTCTTGGCGGTGGGGCAGGCTATGGCTGGCGCCACCGCTGCCACCAGCGCCACCGTGCCTTTGCGTTTGGACACGGTACGCCGGGAACTCCTGGCGGTCTTGGTCAAATACGACCCCCAAATCATGCTATTGGAGCACCCCGGTAACGAAGGGGGAGACACCGAAGGCATGCACGCCGTTTCCGACGCCTTGGTCAACGTGCTGGGTCCTTACAACGCCGCCGCCCGGGAACGCATTGTCCAATTTGTACCCAAAGGTACCCAGCGCGATTTTGCCGACCGAGTGTTGTCTCAGTGGACCGAATGGGGAGCCACCGGTCCGACCGACCTTCAAGCGGTGGCCCAGTTCATGAAGAACGCCATGGTGTTTTTGGTCAAGGTCCTTCCGACCATGATTTTCAACCGCCAGTTTTACAAGGAATGGCGCATCCCGAAGCATTGGGAGATGGGGGCCAAGCACCAAGAAGTGATTACGACGTTTCTCAACAAGAACCGCGAATGGTTTGCTCGGTTTGCGACGCCCGACCCCGATTTTGCCTCCCTCATTCAGGAATGGCAAGCGGCCCTGTTGGATACCGTGCGCTTGATGCAACTGCTGCCGGTGCAGGCACCGATTGACAAAGCGGGACAGCGCTATTTCCGCCTGTTTTCCGAGACGGTGGTCCAAGAACTTCTTAAATTCGTGGGCTATTCCCTCTTTGACCAGGTGGTGATGTTATGCCATCGGCTCCCGAAAACGTCGGCGGGGACCAAGACGAAACAAACCGCGACGCAGTGGATGGTGGCCATGATGGAAATGCTATATTCGGATAAGAAAATCGCCAACATGTCGTACGCGGACATCATGCGCGAGGTGGAAAAATCGCGGTTCAAGGAAAAGGCGCGCATCATGCGGACGTTCCAAGAAGCGACGGAGAGTGACCGCCGGTACATGTACATGGAAAAGGTGTTCAAACTGAACCGCTGGAGTGTCAATGCCAAAGACCTGCTCAAGGAGAACGACGCGCAGTTTGAAAAGGAGGTCGCAGAATTCGTGGACGATACGGTGGAGGAACGGTTCGGCGCGGGGGTTAATGACCAAGACGACCCCGACTACGATTACGACGACCAAGAGGACCCTGACGAGGCGCACAACGAAGATAATGATGACAATGAAGGAGACGAAGACGAGTACGACGAAGGCGACCGCGAACTGTACGAATATGACAATGAAGATGCTTATTGAAACCGATTTAGAATTGTCCCAATACAACCAAGTATATGATCCTTTCGGACTATGGACGAAATGACCAGCACCCCCCCACCTAATACATTTCCTTGTCCTCAGTGTGAACGTATGTATAAGACCAAGAACGGCCTCCGTAACCACTTGCGCAACTATGTACATGGTACCTCCGCATCTGTACCTGTTCCACCGGCACCCGTGGAAACCATGGAACCAGTCCAGGTCCATGTGCAGAGGGAACCCGAAGACGACCAAGACGACGACCTGGAATACGACTTGGAAGACGACCAAGAAGAGAATGACGACGACGACCAAGAATATGATCAAGAAGAAGAGGACGAAGATGGACCCGAATATGAGCAAGACGAGGACGACCGTTGTCCAGTCTTGTCCCTTTCCGTCTTTGACAACAATAAATGCAACAATAAATATATCTGCGTCACAGTGATGGATACCTACCATGTCGCTTTCTTGGCGGCCATTTTCATGGCCGTTTTGACGAACATGGGTATGGTGACTTACGTGATATGCAGCCAACGGTCGTCCTCGCCCGCCAATGCCACATTGGCAACTTTGAAAAAGTTTTGAAAAATTGAATTTAGCGTCATGGTATCCCGAGAGATGACATGACGTCAGTAGACCCCACCTGTCCCGTACCTAACAATATGACCCCTCTTCAAGACCCTCTGGAAGAGCTCCTGGCATTTTGCCTTGCCCTGCCCCTGCGCCCAACGAGCATGCACCCCCGTCCCTACATATTGTCCGTGGAGGGCAATATTGGGGCCGGCAAAACAAGTCTCCTGGACCAACTGGAACTCCGGGTGGATCCCCACCGAGTCGTGGTGGTGCGCGAACCGGTGGAGACCTGGATGCAGCTGACCGATCCCACCAACGGCGAATCCATCCTCCAAAAATTTTACAAATGTCCGGCCGTCTACAGTTTCACATTTCAAACCGTGGTCTTCCATAGCATCATGCAATCCATAGATGAGGCCATCGCCACCCACCCCGAGTGTGAAATCATTGTATGTGAGCGTTCGCTGGCGGCCAGTCGGCATGTGTTTTGTGCCATATTGAAAGAGGCCAACCAAATATCGGCGTTTGAAATGAATATCTACGAGAGTTTCTTCACGCCGTCTGTGATGGAACGGTACTACCCGGACACCGTCTTCTTCCTGGATGTGGATCCCTCTGTCTGTATGGAACGGATCCAGAAGCGCGACCGCAAGGGTGAAGAGGATATTTCGTTGGAGTACCTGGTCAAACTAGACCACACGTACCGTCAATGGTTGTCAGAATATACCCGCGAATTCTTGGAACATGTCCCACGACCGCCCCTGACCCCGGTTCACATCTGAATTATCCGTTCACGAAGGTTCGTCCTTGAATATCGTCGCGCTTGTTATCGGTGACCGGTTTAGTAACTTGTGTGGCGGCCGCGGCCGCAGTAGTATTAGTTTTAGCAGGTGAATCGTTACTTGAATCGTCATTTGAACCGGTAATCGTCGCCGATAATGCGCGGTATATGATGTCCAGTTCTCTTTTTTTTGCTACCAAATCACCAATATCAGGGTCTTGGTAAAGCATCTCGCCATTTTTCAGGACCATGCGTTCCTTTTCCACTGGTTCTGGTCGCGCTACACGTACAGGTGCAGGCCCAGGCCCTGTACTTGGTTCTGGGAGGTACCGCTTGAAGGTCACCAGGTAAGAATCAGGCATATTGGCACTCAGGTCAGGCGTTTCTTCCATGACATTGTTCATGGCAGCATTGTACCATACGGTCAGGTCTTCGTAAGTAAGCGAAGTCGTATTGGAGGGGTCCAAATACAACTTTATGTCACCCCCAGACGAATCGCGTTTTACTGTCATGGGATGCAACATGGTGCCCGAACTATCTATCTGAAAGGTCACATAGAATTCGTTGAGCAGGACCATTGGGCGGGAAGACGGAACTACCTGGGTCGCAGCGGTCGCAGCGGTGATGGAGGAAATGGCTTCTGTTGGTTGGGTCATTTGAGTAGCTTGTGTAGCTTGACTGGGTTGTTCAGTGGCGGTGATGGAGGAAACGGCTTCTGTTGGTTGGTTAACTTGGGTAGCTTGATTGACTTGACTGGGTGGTTCTGTGCCTGTCATGGATGAAATCAATGTCGGTTGAGTCATTTGGGTCATTTGGGTAGCTTGATTGACTTGACTGGGTTGACTGGGTGGTTCGGTGCCCGTCAGGGAAGAAACCGCCGCCGTCGGTTGGGTACTGGGGGTATGTTCGGTATGACCATCACCGTTTGGTAATGGCGAAGTATTTGTACTTGTATTGATACCTGGTCTTTGGGGTATGGGTCTAAAAATTTTTTCGTGGTGGTCTTTTGTCCAATTGGGTAATAATTCGGAATCGGCTCTCGCTCTCTTTACTTGTTCTTCAAATTGTTTTGTACTATCCGACAATGGAGCAACAATTTTAGTATGAACAGAAACCGTAGAAGAATCATCCGCAAAATCAGTTTGAATAGGGGGAGGGAGAGGACGGTTGGGACGTAAAGCAGGAGCAGGAACAGGAGCAGAACTAGGAGCAGCAGGAGCAGGAGCAGGAGCAGGAGCAGGAGCAGGAGCAGGAGCAGGAGCAGGAGCAGGAGCAGGAGCAGGAGCAGCAAGAGCAAGAACAGAAACGGGAGCAGATGTAATTGGATTTGATATTTTAAATCCGCGTTCGTTTAAACAACGAATCAACTCTTCTTTACCAAGTCCGTTGCGAGTTTCTTGTTCTATAAAACGATTGTATTCATCTTGTGGTATTGGTTTGTTACCGTATTTTTTTATAAATTTTTTAGAAGCTTTCACGCACAAATTACTATATTCTCCTTGAGATGTTGGCTCAGCCGCCTCATCATCATTATAGGAACTACTTGGGGGAGCAGAACCAGGAATTCGTGCAAGAGCAAGAGCAGCAGGAGCAGCAAGACCAGGAACAACCGCAGAACCAGAAGTAGCAGGAGCAGGAGCAGCAGGAGCAGCAAGAGCAGCAGGACCAGGAACAACCGCAGAACCAGAAGTAGCAGGAGCAGGAACAACCGCAGAACCAGAAGTGCGAGGAGGTATAAAATCTACTGTATTTTTCGCCCCCGTATTTGTCGTGCTAGTATTTGTCAGTTTGTTTCCCTGAAAAACATTTTTATTTTGTTCAACTATCCCTTGTGGGATGACCTGTTGCAAATTAGCTTTTGTGTCGTCCGTTGTCCCCCCCTTGATACGACGTTTCAGCGTGCGTCGCCGTTTTCGTGCACATTTCGTGGTATTTCGTCGCCGACTCGGCATCTTATGCACCAGTCTTTGCAGGCAGCCAACTATACTATAATGCGATAAAAGCCCACGCACTACAGTACGACGGACAGCGGCAGGTCCGCCGTGGCCACGGTCACTTTCCGCGGCTCGCGGTCGTACTGCGACACCCAGAAATGGTAGCAACCCCCTGTCCCATCCACTGCCCGAGTCTCCAGCATCCCGATGCAGAACTCAATGTTGGTCCGGCGCAAAAACGTAAACGGCTGGCTTCGCCGAATCGGCCGCAACGTTTCGGCGTCCAGCAGCAAGAGCACGTGGTAATACTGGCGCGGCCACTCGTGCACACTGAAATGCACCAGTCCCACCAGCGCGCCCGGGTAGTCTAAAGACGTGCGGAAGTACGTGGACCCACGGAACTGGTCAAACCACGGGGACTTGATCTCCCGGGTGGCGTCTACGACAAACTGACCCGTTCCCAGTTCCACGTGCCCCACGGTCATGTCCGAACAACGGTATAGGAGCTTGTCCCCCGGCAAAGGGCACCAATTTTTCTCACAGGGCGTATCGGTCGGCGGTTGGACCACCGTCGTCGCCGTCAGTGCGCGTCCCATCACGTCGTACACGCCGCGCAGAATGCGCCCTTTCCCTGCACCACCCGACGCCCCGTCCCGGGTATAATTGACACTGGTCCCGACGTAGCACACTTGCCCGGTGCTGTCCAACCACAGACGAATGTCTTCCACGCCCTGGTATTCGCAGTCGGGGATGGAAACCAGGGTATCGGGATTTCGCATTTCAAAGTGCTCCACGGCGGTCATGGTCTGGTCCAGACGGCTGCATACATTCCGGGTATGAATCGTACGGTCACTGCTGTTCGGAAACAAATAGCCGCCGTTGTCCGCCAACGTGTAGTTCACATAGCGCGTGTTCATCCAGTAGCCGCCGCCGCCCGCCCACGACATTGGCACGATGGACGCCGAACTCGCATGGAAATCGCTGCCCAGTTCCGGGCATTCGTGCGCCACCTCCGTGTACGACCCCACGTCTTTCGCTAAACACATGGACCACCATTCGGCCGGCACCTCCAGGATACTGTCGTTGTGATCCGCCGCATACCAATTGGGCGTCCAATTGTCTATTTTGCTCTCCATCCACGCCCAGAAATTCACCTCCCACGTCATCTGGTTGTATTCGGCCAAGAACTTGGGGAACCAGGTCGTGTACAGTCGGCAAAACTCGGCCATGGTACCGATGTCCCCTAAAAAGAAGCCGCCGCAGAATCGCCAGTGGATGGCATGAATGATCCCTGTGATGGCCCCGGCGTCCATCGGCGACGGCAGGGGTTGCCAGCATCCGGGAATGGCCAAAAACGTCCGTTTCCAGACGTTGGACGCCATGGCCCGCAACTGGGCCTGGGACCCCGCCACGTCCCGAAACACATGCGCCACATTGAAGTCTATCCAGGCAAAATGGGTAGAGTTCCAAGGATTGACCTTCATTGCATCCATCATACACTCCATTTTGGTGTGCATCAGCGTCATGTACTCCAACGTGTCCTTCTGCACGTTGCGATGCCTCGGCAACCCCTGATGGGTCGTCCCCGCGTGCATGTTGCGGTAAGGGCGCCACTGCTGGTAGACCCAGGTATCCGTAATATTCTTGAACACCCGCATGCGCCGCACGTTGGGGTACGTCACCATGAACTGGTCCAGGAGCGACACACTGGATTCGTCCACATACACGCACAATTGGATGCCCGTCTGCGCGATTTTAGCAAATTGTTCAAAGCGCCAAATCATGTCGCGCGAACCCAGACGGTTATTCGGATAAATATTCATGTAGGCCGTAACAAAGGTCACCACCGATGACGTGTTGCTCATGACGGACACAATCCAAGGACAAGTATAGGATCCTTCCCGATTTGTTTACGTCATTTTACAACGCCCAGCCCGTTTTAGTGCCCAGATTCCGTTGGACCTATATGGTAACTGTGAACCGTGGTATCATGCCCCCTCGTCAAGTTGTCCTGCATCCCGACGTGTGGGGACCGCATTATTGGTTTGTGCTACATACCATCGCGTATACGTACCCGGAACACCCGACCAATGTCACCAAGCGCAAATATTACGATTTGATTCAGAATTTGCCTCTGTTTTTGCCCGACGAGGCCATGGGCGATCTCTTGGCCGAATTCTTGGATAAATATCCCGTGTCGCCATACCTGGATTCGCGCGAGTCCTTCATGCGCTGGATGCATTTTTTACATAACCGGTTCAACGTTCATCTGGGGAAACCGCCCTTGTCCATGTACGCGGCTTTAGACGCCTTTTACGAAGCGCATCAACCCCGCGTCCTGCATCATGCCCGCACCCAAATACGCACCCGGGACATTATCTATGTGAGCATGCTCCTGGCACTGATCCTGGGCATTTATACCCTGTCTCGGACTTGATTTCACAGACATGAAACCTGTCCTTTTGTCCATATAGATTAGCATATTGGACGTGGAAACATGCGGATAGAACTGTGGTTGTTGCTGATCTGCGCCTTGGTGGTATTCAATATTTACACCGAGGGGCGGTACCTGAAAAACTGGATGCGTTACAAGAAATGGTTGCAAATGGCCGGCGTGGTCCTCGGCACCCTCTTTTTGTACTATTTGATCAAAAAGAACCCCATGAATACGGGGGCACTGCTGCAGGCCTCCAACGACTACATCAAATACATGCCCTTGGACAAGCAGAGCGCGGGGTTGCTGGCTCCTATTTTGGATTTTACCGCTAAACAGCAACGCGGTGGTGGCGAAGCAAGAGAAGGCAGGGGACCCGCGCCGTATCAAGAGGCACCTGCCGCGGCCCAACGGGTCCTACAATCGGGTCAGCAAAGCAACCCCGGATGGGGTAAGCAAAGCGGCAGTCGCGTCACGGCGACCAAGCGGTCGGTGAGCGAGACAAAAAAAAAGTACGTGGCGAGTCGTCAGGGCTGGCGATGCCACAGCTGTCAAGAACAATTGACTGCATGGTTTGAAGTGGACCACAAAATCCGCTTAGAATACGGTGGCAGTAATCATGTAGACAACTTGGTAGCACTTTGTCGCAATTGCCACGGTGGCAAAACGGCTATGGAAAATATGAATAAGGATATGTTGTGATTCTAGTTGTGATTCTAAAACTCCTCTCCAGGCTGTGACAAATCGTACTCCTTCTGTCTCGTTCCGGTCGGTACGGCCGGTTCCAACTGTCGGGCAATCGTCGTACCAACGATAATCGGAACGACCAAAGGAATGGTCACGGGACAGGTAAATCCGACGGTAAATCCGACGAGTGCCCCTAACCATCCCGAAGCTATGCAGGAAACCACACACTCGGTATAGGCATCCCTTTTATGGTCCCTATACCCGAAATAGGCACCGACCCAGGAACCCAAGAAGCCTCCGGTCGTCGCACCGGCCATGACCCATTGATCGTATTCCATTGTGTTGATTTTATCGCGCAAGGTAGTTTTCATACGCGCCGCCGCACCCATCCGGGGTTGCCGCTTCGCAGCCGCCGCGCTAAATCTCTTCATTGCCCACATTCCCCTGGATGCCATCCCAAGACATGTATAGGAACCCATATTCAATTTTTCACCTCCGGTCCGCACCCCATCCCCCGAATCTATATCACAGCATCTTATAGATGATTTGATATTGGTCCCGATACCACGCATGTACCGTCGCAATCCCAGCAATTCGCCCACGCTCGCTTACGTGACGGGGGCTCTGCCGTTTGTCCTCGTCCCACTCCTATACTTGGCCATGAATGCGGTGTTACAAGGTGGCTCCCTCACCAACATTTTTATGTGTGCCTTGGTCGTCCTGGTCGTGCTATGGGGACTCTGCGCCGCGGTCTACGTGGCCGATGTCTTGGTCCCCAAGTTCATCTTGTTCATCCTGGTGGGCGGTTTAGCCGTTTCCGCCCTGATGCTCCTCATGACCACTTACAATTACCTGAGTTCCTACAGTTTCACGGCCACCAATATCATCAAAAAAATCCTGCTCATCTTGGCCGTCGTGTTGGGTCTGGCCATTGTCACTGTGCTCATTCCCACGGGGTACCGCCCGGCCGGCATGTCTCAGTTCCTCCAAGAATGGGCGGCCTATTTGCGCGAGGAGTGGCGCGTGGCGCCGCCCTCCATGGTGGTCCTGCTCGCCCTGGAACTCTTGGTCCTCGTTGCCTATTTCTTGGTGCCTTGGTACTTAGAGACCCAGATGTCTTATCACAACGGCGTGCGCTGGTTGTACCGGGGCCAACGCATGCTGTCTCAACCCCAGGAAACGGTGGTGGCCACCGCCCGCGATTTGGAAGTCGTCAACCCCGAATTCGCCGGCAACCCCTACCTCAAAACCTATACCGTGTCCATGTGGGTCTACATGAACCCCCGGGACGCCCAGATGACCGAAGCCGTGGCGGCGACCTTGGGTCCCACCAACCTCTTCTACTACGGCACGTCGCAACTGCGCGCGCCCGCGGGGCCTGGTCCGGCCAAGAGCAATACGTGGGAACTGGTGAACCCTAAACCTCGCGTGGCTTACATGTACGACTATGGGAGCAAAAAATACGCGTTTGTCGTCTACTTTACCGACGCCGAGCCCTATCGCCTCTTTTTGGAACTGCAGAAATGGCATCAATTGGTGTTGGTCGTGGAAGACAACGGTCTGAGCCTGTTCGTGGACGGGGTTTTAGACAAGGCTTTCCCGGTGCCAGGCACGATGCCGGAATACACGGCCGACGATATCATCGTCTTGGGTGACATTCAAGGTGCAGTGTACGGCGCCATTGCCGACGTGGTCTATTACGACCATGCTCTCACGCCGGACCAGGTATCCACCTCGTGGAACACGCAAAAATATACCATAGACACTGCGTAAATCTTCGCGCATTTTACATGCGCGTGGTCCCACCGGTTTGCCTTTGCCTTTATGTACCAGCAGAATCGGCCACTAAAGTGGGCGGTGTAAAGAATAAACTTGGGGGACCAATATATAGTGTCGTGGCCGGTTTCCCAGAAGCATGAACTGGTTCATTGTGCTCGGCGTGGTCGTGGTGATATTGGGTATTTATCTCCTGTACCTCTACTTTCAAAATTACACCACGGTGGCGGCCAATTTGGTCAATTTGAACAACGCGAACCCGTCGGTGGCCATCACCAACAACCCGAACAGCTACCAATACTCGGTGGGGGCCTGGGTCTACGTGAACTCTTGGAACAATAATGTGACTAAACCGATTTTAGCCATTCCGGGGCAGTTCAACCTGTACCTGGATACCACCAGCCCCACGTTGTATTTTGACATCAGTCAGAATTGCGCGGGGGGCAGTGCGACGCCGTCGCCGCCCATGATTGTCACGGACAATTTCCCTCTGCAACGCTGGACCTACATCACGGTGGTGGTGGACAATTATTTCGTGGACATGTACGTGGACGGCAAGCTCCTGCAGTCCATGAAACTCAACTGTATGCAGTCCGTCCCGAGCACCACGACGGCGTCCATCTATTTAGGCGGAAGCCCCACCATCATCAATGACGTCATGATGACCAAGGTGTACCGGTGGTCCTACGTCCTCGCACCCCAAGACGTGTGGAAGAACTACATTGGCGGCAACGGGGTGTCCACGTCGTTTTCTAGCTACGGCATGGCGGTGGACATCATGAAGAACAACCAGATCCAGAACCAGTTCCGGATCTTTTAAACCTGATTAGGAATTTTTATGTTGGTTCGTGTCGCACCAGTCCGCTTGGAATATCACGGAATATTATAAGTACAGTGTAATTTTATCGGCCCGCATATGGAAAATGCCGCTGCGAACTTCTCGCAAGGAGCCCGAAATATCACGGACAATGTGAACAATACGATGCAACGTATTTCGGATACGATGCGTAGTACGGTGTCCGAATACGGCGACCCAGCCAAAGTGGCCACCGCCAGCGCGGACTATCTGACCACCAACAGCTTGGTCGCCAAAATCGCCATCACGCTGTTGGTGCTGGTCGTCTTTGTCATGTTGCTGATTTTGGGCGTCAACCTCATTGGGTATTTTACACAGAACGCGACCAGTCCGTACGTGGTCCAGGGCATGATTCCGGGTAGCAACAGCACCGCGGTAGCGGGCAATGTCATCACCCGGTCCGACAACCGCAAATACGGGATGGAGTATACATGGTCGGTGTGGCTGCAGGTCAATGACCGCGTACCCGCCGCCGAACAGTACGCGCACGTGTTTAACAAGGGCAACGGAAGCTACCAGACGGCCCCCACGGTCATCAACGGGGTCAATTATCCCATGGGCACCGGTCTGGCCACGGTCAACAACGGCCCGGGACTTTATTTAGCCAACAGCGACGTGCCCGGACAAGTGTCGCTGTACCTGGTCATGGACACGGTGGACCCCAGTGTGCCCCCGATGACCGTCACCGTGCCGGGCATTCCCATCAACAAGAAATGGATGCACGTGGGCATCCGCCTGGAGAACACCCTTTTAGATATCTACGTCAACGGTACCATCAGTGGTCGGTACAGTGTCACGGCCGTGCCTAAACAAAACTACGGCGACATTTACGTGTGCCAGAACGGCGGCTTCTCGGGGTTCCTCTCCAATCTCCAATACTATCCTCGGGCGCTGTCGGCGTACGAAATCAACCAAGTGGTGGTGGCGGGTCCGAATACGACGCAGAGCAGTTTAGCCAACTCCACCAAGGGGGCGCCTTATTACCTGTCCACCGATTGGTACTTTGCGAAATTGAACTAAACCGGCGCCCCCAGGCCTGCGCGCAACATGCGCCCTCAATGCATGCTATAGGATCACCCAATAGCATGCATCATTAGACCAATGCACTCTGCAAAATAGGCACATTGTGTATAGCGGGTATCAAGTTTGGTCATCATATAGTAAAAAGGGGCATCGTGCAATGAACAATGATTGTAGTAACATTGCCATTGCCTACGCCCAAAGGAATGAATTGGCCTTTTTTCACACGCCGCCCCCGCGATATACGCCCCAGTCGCCTTATCCGGCCGCAAACCATGCCGTGCAGAAGACGGTGGCGTATACCCAACAGCAGTTGAACATGCGCCGCAAAGCCGAGATTTTAAAATACAAGAGTCATCAGCAAAATACCAAGACCAAGAGTTTAACCCAGAAGGAACAGTGGGCGCTCTTGGCGCGCGGCAACAGCAGTCAACCGGTCAATACGGACCTTCCCGCCTGTCCGAGTAATCCGTATGCACCGACTTGGACCACGGCGTGTGATGTTCCCGGCCCCCCTATGCAACTCTATTACGACCCCGCGGTGCCCCTCTATAATTATCTGAATGCGAGCATTAATAACGCCAGTTACAGTGGCATTCCGGACGAGAACCGTGTACCGTATTATCTCTACAGTCGGAACGAGCTGCTTTATACGAATCCTACCGCCGACAGCTATATATTTGCCGATGTGGGCAACGTTCCCCCCTCGTCCGTATTCTACCCGAATAAGAGTGTACAAACCCGCACGTCGTCGCTGGGTAACTTGGTGACGACCAAGTACATGGAACCGGGCACCCTCACCTTGTCGCTCGTGGTTCCCGTCGGACTATGGGTAGCAGGGTCAGTCGGCGAAGGCGTCCTAAATACCGATATTTGTCCCGACGACGAGACCCCTGCCTGGATGTCTGATCCCAGTTTCAGTCCACACGTGGACTCGTCGTACGGACCTCTGGATTACGTCAATGGTTGTTACCAGAAATTACCGGGGGTGTTTCAACCGTCGGACGGGTTCGTGCTCCATATACTCCGTGCGGACGAGATGCAGCAATTATCTCAGACCCCCGTATCACTGGGGGTCAATTTGAGTGGGGTACCTATCATGCTAAAGACCCCGCCCGCGATCCGTACATCACTTATCAATCCCAGCGTCGCCGTATCAGGACAACAAACCATCCAGTTTGCAGATGTCTCCTTTGCGCCGTATACGTTGGAACCGGGGCAATTTTACGGCATTCAGTACGTGGGCAATTTGGTCATAGACAATTTACAAATAGATGTCCAACCAGAGCAAGTATTTGATCTGACCATCACAATGAATTACATGTACGATTACCCCCTGTCTACCCAATTTGATTACCTACAGACCGGACTGTTTTTCAATGTGTCGCCTCAGAATCAGAATGCGGCGGATGGACTCACATTTGCGTCCACCCCGCCACCCTTTGTGGGGGGCAACATGTCCACCTATAGCCCGGATTCTATAGTCGCCACAACGACCCCTACTCTCACGAATTTTGCGTTTGGCAGTGTCGGTCTCAATTATGTCAACATCGTCGGTATTGTCGGTAATTTTGATACCTATACGTTGTATCGCACGGATATCAGCGGTCAGAACCCAGGAGGACCCGTGCTGGCCACGCACGAATTTCGCCAGCTCACCTCGGAGACTTTTTTGGATGCGAGTCTGAATCCGTACACAACGTACACTTATCGTATTATGCCCACATTCCGTGGATTGAACGGGTCGGTCTTTACTATCGGTACGGTCGTGACGCAAAATGTCCAGATTGCGGCCATGTTGGATCTCACGACGGTGACCACCAGCAGTGTTTCTATCGTGAACGTCACGGGTAATTTCACGAAATATACCGTGTACCGAGATGTAAGCAACCAAGACGGGTCCACGGGAGGGATCGCATTTCCAGGGAATATGACCGCTACGTTTACCGACCAAGGATTGACCCCAGGTGCTACGTATACCTACGCGATTCAGGGCTATATTACCAATACTCCGGGTCCCCGCATCTCTCTTGGTACAGTCACCACCTACTATCCTCGGGTCACCAATGCCTTTTACCGTCTCATTTCCAACACCTCGGTCGTATTAGATATTACTGGCGTTTACGACTATGTCAATATCGTACGTAACGGGTTCCCGTCCCAGGTATATCGTCAACAACTCCCCACCAAGGTGGATCCTACCACCGGCGACCTATCATTCATCCAGTTCTCCGATGTCAATATCAATACCAGTACCACCTACCTACCTAATGGGTACATTTTGGGACAAAATTATACCTATTCGGTGCAGCCGGTACTGACGGACCAACAAGGTCGCACCATCTTAGGTACCACCTATACCTTACCCACCATTCTCATTCCTACCACGGCCCTGGCCGTCACCATTGGGCCCATTACCATCACGGCCACGTCGTCGTCCTTTATGTTGTCCAATTACCAAGATTATTACTATGTGAGTGTGGCCCAGATTCGGGACGGGGTGGTCGGTCCGGCGGTTACCCAACCGGTCAGTGCGGTCCTCTACCGCGACCCCAGCAACGCTTTTTCTGCTTCTTCCATCTACGCTTATTCCATTGTGCCCTACAACAATCTTGATATTCCCGGCAATACATTTACCTCCATCAACGCGTGCCCTACCGCCACGGTGAGTATTCAAATCGCGTCCATTACCACATCCAACGTACTCTTTCAGTTTATGGACTTGAACGGCAACCGGAACAATTTCAAATCGGTCACTGTTGTGAAGAACAACGTGACCTTGACCACGCTTCCCCTCGGTACGACCTCGTTCACCGACATTTTGGCGAATACTAACTCGTTTATAGATTACGTATTCTCTTATACGTTTATCCCGTACAATATCTTGAATACCCCCGGAATCACGTACAATTCAGGTAAAATTGCTCCTCTTGCCACGGCTTTTTTTGAACGATACGTGGACACCTCCCGGAATGTCCTGTCGTTTACACTCCAACCAACCAACACATTTTCGTACGTCGTGGTGCAACCGTATATTGTCAAAGAAGGGGTCAGTAGCATCTATAACTCACCAACGACTCTGTCTCTCGGGGATTATTTGTACCAAGATATTTACAACGAAAACATTTACAACGAAAACGGCAATACGAACGTTTTCTTGCCCACCAATTCGTATTATTTCACGGTGTTGCCTTACAACAGTATCCAGCAGGCCAATCATCAGTCTTTGGTCACGACCTACCCGGTGTCGCCCCCGGCTATCGTCGCCTTTGTCAACTATAACAATGGACAAACTTACTGCGCCAACAACGTGTATGCTTCCGTCCTCATTAATTATGCCTATACGACCTACTATGATACAAACGATAATACGAATCCCAGTAATAAGTACGTGTCCGTGGCTGAAGTATCTGGCGGCGTTTTAGATATGTACCTTCGCCAACCTCCGGGGGCCACTTCGGTCACCTACACCGGTCTCTTGTCTTACGTGGTGTACCAATTCAACCTGTCCCCATTCAATGTATTGGATCAATCCGGTGCCTTGGTCGTCACTCCACCCTTTTCACCTCAGTCGCAGCTGACTCCGGGGGTCATCAGCAACAACGATACCGACATTTCCATGAGTTTCGACGCGTCCAGTGCGTTCGCTTCGCTCACCGTGACCCGCATTACGGACGGCGTCTACGGCGCGAGTTTTGAAACCGTGGCCAATGTCCCCTATTTCGTGGATCCGAGTGACGTCTTTTTTGCCGCGCGGGCGTATTCGTATTATGTCGCGTCCTACAACGCTATTGGTCTTCCTGGAGACAGTTGGACCACGCCCCGAGTCTCCCCCCGGGCCACGGTGGCCATCGGTCCGGTCGGGATCGGGGTGACTGAGGCGTCTTTTTCTTTCTTGGATGTCACCGCCTTTTACTATGTTACTGTCGCCTATTCGGTTAATGCTCAGCCTTGGTTATCCGTTCCGAATACCCCATTTTACGCTTCGGCAGGACCCCTCTACATTAATCTCCAATCCTTTACGGCCGACAGTAGCTATGTGTTCCAGTTGACCCCGTACAATGCGGTGGCGGCGGCGAATACCCCCGCCATCATCCAGAGTGAGGTGGTATCTCCCCCGGCCACCGTGACAGTGAGCCCTCTCTCCATCACCAACTACGACCTGTCTCTGGTATTTCTCAACCGGACCACGTACTATTCTACCCAAGTCGCCCGTATAGACGGGGGGCATCTCGGTCCTTATGTCCTCTTTCCTCACGGAACTTCTTTTCTCAATATCCAACCCTTGGG